ACCCTTACTGCTTTACTGATTGCCGTCTGGTGAACACCGAGGATGTCGGCGGCCTTTGCTTGCCCGTTCTCCGTGACGTAATCAGCGAGAGTTACCTTTTTCATCGGTTTCCTCCGAGTGATTACCGATGAATCAATAATACTATAAGTATTAAATATATCAATACTTGCGGTATTTCATTTTTTAATAACTTGGGTATTAGAATCCGGGGATGGAAAAAAAACGTGAACTGACCTCAGAGCAGATCTCAGACGCCACGCGTTTGAAAGCTCTCTATGAGTCAAAGAAGAAATCGCTGGGATTAACTCAGCAGCATATAGCTGACGCTCTGGACATTACCCAGGGCGGCGTCGGACATTACCTGAATGGAAGGAACCCGCTCAACATATCTGTGGCTTCTGTCTTTGCAAAGATGCTCCAATGCTCTATTGCGGACTTTAGCCCCTCACTGGCAAAAGAAGCCAGCAGCTACGCTTCCGCTGCAGATGGTAACGTTTCAAACCCTCGGGACTACAAGCCCACTGCGCGCTACCCCGTTCTAAGCAAGGTTCAGGCTGGCTCATGGGATGAAGCCTGCGAACCCTATACGATAAAGGATGTCGATATGTGGCTTGAATCTGACGCACATACGCAGGGAGATGCTTTCTGGTTGCAGGTAGAAGGTGATTCGATGACGGCTCCTATTGGGTTGAGCATACCAGCAGGAACGTACGTTCTGTTCGATACTGGCCGTGAGGCGGTGAATGGCAGCCTGGTCGTGGCAAAGCTGACCGACGACAACGAAGCTACGTTTAAGAAGCTCATCATTGACGGCAGCCAGAAGTATCTGAAAGGCCTGAACCCTCAGTGGCCTATGGTGCCGGTGAACGGTAACTGTAAGGTGCTGGGCGTTGCGATCGAGACGAAGATGAAGCTGGTTTAGGGTTAAGTGGCCGGAAGAGACGTTCGGGTTAGATTTTACGAGGATGCTTTATGGAAGATGTTGATAAAATAAATATAGCGGAAATTGTTCTTTCAACAACTATTGAAGATTTGACGAATTTCCTCAAAAGCTTTGAGAAGGATGATCACGATCTAAAATGCTCATGCTGCAAAGGTAGCAGGTGGGAAATTAACAGCAATCCAAACGATAAGAGCAAGCCAGTTATAGTTACTATGCCTCTTCCTCTAATCAACGGGTCGGGGGTATGGGCTTTCTACGTTGTGTGCTACACATGTGGAGAAATTAAGCTGTTCCATACGAGCAAAGTAGCCACTTGGCTGCATGAGAAAAGACAATGATTACACCATGCTTTGATGATGATTTCTTCGTCCGTGAAGCACATTTTAATCTACAGCAACTTAACTCTGCAGCTGATATACTTGAAAACCAAGATGGCAGCCATATGCTGGTTGCCGAAAGCATAACTATCGATTTAGAGGAGGATGCCATGTCAAACAATAACTCATACGGGCAGGAGCTCCTTCACGCCCTGAAAATTAGTTGGCCTATTCTCGTCATCGTTGTTGCTTGTGTTTTTGGCTTTTTCCAGTTAACACAAAGTAGGATTGACAGCCAAATGGCTGAAGTGCGAGCCCAAATTACAGCAAACCAAAAGTCTGCATCTGAAGACAATGCCGCGCTCCGTACTGATACGAATCAAGGGCTTGATCGTATAGCTGATAAGCTGGACGACATTGGGAAAACACTTACGGCCATTCAAGTTGAACAAGCCACCCAAAAAGCCAAATCTGACAAAGCAAACTAACCCGGCCACCGAGCCGGGTTTTTAATGCCTGTAGCCGATAGCCCGCCACTGAGCGGGCTTTTTTATGCCTGCTAAACCTCGCAATCAAGCCTCCTGATGGCTAAAGTTTCTGCAGTAATTGACGATGAACTGATTGAGCACCAGAGATGCTCAAGTACTTATCTTATGAATGCAATGTAACGATTTGCCCGCGCTATGCGGGCTTTTTTTTACATGACAAACTGAGAGTGAAATTTTTTACCGCTTACGCTTGTCATCTATGCGATAAGCCCTACCCTTTAGCGTGTTGTGAGAAAGCTGGCGCTCCTACCGCCAGGTGGTGTGATGCACGGTTGGCTTGCCATGCATCATGTTCACAACATTAGAAGCCACTTAAGAGTTTCATAATCTTCACCGCGATTTATGCCTGCTACCCGCCTCGGGTGCAGGTATTTTTTTACCCAAAATACACATCGTGCTTTCTCTAAAGTATTGTTTATTCCGTCACTATTAATCACCGCCTGAAGCTGTATTGTGTGCCTGTCAGCCGAGGCTGACGCTACGATTTTCCTTTCTTGTCACAATTCATGCCTGCGTAACGCGGGCTTTTTTGTGCCTGCAGATCCCACTTCGCAAAAATAAATCACCTTTAAAATCACATAATTAATACTTTTGGTATTTATTTTAATACTCATGGTATTGCTATTTATTAATACCGCTAGTATTGTTAATCCCATCAGCAGGACGCAGTAACCAACAGGATGTTGGGTCGCTCTTTAACATTGATGGGGTTTGCCTCCGCCGAAATGCGGGGAACCAAAGTGAAGTTGGCTTTGGTGGATGAATGGCCCAGCCGGTGGTGGCCTTGTAACACCGGCAGGAGCAGCGGTTTTCGGTTAGGTGCTTTCTCCTTTTCGCCGAGCAATCTGACCCGGCAGCGTGGGTGCCTCCAGTGAGGGTAAGCCTGTTCTGTTTGATGAGATTGTCCGAGATGTTCCCGGCTGGCCTCCGTCATAGGGCCCATCCACCTAAGCCAATTACCGGAGGTACACATGACAATCGTAATGACCATCCTGGCCTCTGATAACGCCAGAAATCGCCGCAGGGCAAAACGTGCAGCTGAGCGTGAGCAGATTGCAGGACAGCAGCACATCAGCCGCATCGAGAAGGCTTGCTCCTCCCCTACTCTGCGTAACAGGAAAAAAGTAGGCATCAACCTGACCAACCCTAAATACCACATGGTCAGCAACGAGGCTGGTCGTCAGATTCACGCAGTGCAGAAGATGCGCGGGAAATCAGTTCCATTGATATAATGAATTTCTTTGATGAAGGGAAATTTATCATGGGATTCGAAGATTTCATTTCGAAAGTGTTAGTTGGGTCAATATCAGGTTTGGTAATTGCTTATTTTACTGCTAGATATGCGCTAGGTCGATTTTATCGAGAAAAATGGTGGGATAAAAGAGCTAGCTTATATGTTCAACTAGTCGAGTCAATTTATTCAATAAAGAAAGCCTCTATGTATTGGTACGAAGAGGAAATATCTAAGAGGTCAGGATTTTCAGAGCGTTCATTTGATCTTGATGAAGAACAAATCAGAGTAGTTGAAGCTGATCATGACAAGGCCATCATTGACCTTATGAGAATATCTGATTTATCACCATTACTCCTAAATGAACAGTGTAAAATACTTATTGAAAGGTATTTAGAGCAACGGATAAATTTACGTAACCAGTTTGATTATGATGCAATCGATATAGATGATGCAGTTCGTGAGAGTTTAAATAATATTATCTCCCTGTTAGATTCAATAATGATTGAAGCCAGAAGAGAACTGAGATCGGATCATAAATCTTTGAAGGAGCATTTAGAGCCGGGCATTGAGTATATTAAAGATAAAAGTAAGTTATTAAAAAAATAATTTAATCGAAGAAAATCAAGACCCGCTAAGTGCGGGTTTTTTATTGGCTATCGCAACTCAAAGTAATATGTGAATGCAGCCTTACTAAAGTAGTAAAACATAGAACAAATCATTAGTAGTGGCCATAATTGAAAGTAAGCTCATCAATAGTAACGCCTATTATTTCTACCGGAAATTTAGCACTTTTATGAATAAGCTCTATTTGTTTATTTAAGTAACTTTTACTTTGCTTACTATGCCCATCAACTACTAAAACAAAAAAAACACGAATATTCTTTAGATGATTCCAGCTTTCGTTTATGAAATCTAATTTCTTAGCGAGCCTTTGATAACTGAGAGCGTCAACCAAGTTAATATCAAGGAAGATAATATCCCCTGTAAACTTTAAATTATAAACAGGCGGATAATAAACACCGTCAAAATTATGGTATCCAAGATCGTTTTTCATTTCTGTTTTTATTAGATCGAATCTAATATTTAACTTATCCTCAACATACCTTAAAGCCATGTAAGAAACTTCGCTGCCCAGCCTTTTGATAATCAAGCTTTTAGAATTGGATGATTCTTTCTTGGCATTTTGGTCAGTAGCATATTCAGCATGAGGCTCACATAAAATCTCATCTTTGACATTTGTGTTTTCATTGTCTGTAATTTTTGTTACTTCAGATTCAATATCACATCCACTGATGATGGCGGTATCTTCAGTCACATTTGATTTCTCAACCTCTTTAGAACTATCAACCTCACTTGCATCGATTGGCAAAATAGAGGGTGAAATTGATATCCCTTGCTGACTAATAATTGCCATATAGTTTTTTTCATCAGCAAAATCACTCGGCGCGTATAGAGACTCAGGTTTCTTAAAAAGAGTCAGAAAAAACAAACTAACTAAAAAAGTGGGGAAAAGCATTAGAAAGTATATATATAAACGTTGATTTAGCTCGGCTATCAAAGGTAATACAGCCGTACCACTTACTTCAGCAATACCAGCAAACATTGCAATTATAGTGAGCGGATTTTTAACAATTGAGCTTGCACCAGCCATGTAAAAAAACTCCATTTTCTAAAATGACGATGCACTAGAGCATGTCTTCAGCGTAATTACGAGAAGATACTAATTAATTTTTTCACAGGAGTCCACGATGAACTATGCCATCGCGGGCGGCACCATCGTGGGCGCTGCTCAGCTAAACGAATCACTGCTCGACACCATCATCCGCCGCCTCCGCACTGGCTGGCGCAACCTTATCAGCACTCTAAATCATAGAGGCCAGCCATGAACACATCGGCAGCAGTAAAGCAGTACCAGAAGCAGCAGAGCGAGTCAGAGCGCCAGCGCAAGATGTTGGATAAAACGAAGGATTTCACCTTCATCAACATGATGCTGAAAAGCCTCGGCATGGGAGAGAAGAAATGAGACTGAACAGAACAGCCCGGAATGAGGTGCAGGACATCGCCGACAGCTTGCCGGATAGCGAGCTGGAGCGCATCGTCGCAGAAGTTGATGCACAGATGAACCGGCACAAAACAAACCCGCTGATGCCTGCTCTGTGCGCCTTCCTGACGCGTCATTACGACTACCCTGCCATTGGAATGTTTGATGAAGACGATGAGCAGCACGAGGTGGCTGAGGCGTTTTTACGTGAAGCAATGGTGCGGGTTGCGCGGCGTGAAGTAGCGATCGGGATATACAGCAACAAGTACGGAAATCAGGAGGCGGCGTAATGCAGCCAGGCATCTATTACGACATCAGCAATGAGGGCTATCACGGCGGCCCGGGTATTAGCAAATCACAGTTGGACGACATCGCTATTAATCCGGCGATATTCCAGTGGCGTAAGGATGCGCCGGAAGACGCTGAGAAGAAAGCCGCGCTGGATATGGGAACGGCGCTGCACTGCCTGCTGCTGGAGCCTGAGGAGTTTGACAGGCGTTTCATCGTTGCCCCGCCATTCAACCGGCGCACCAATGACGGTAAGGCAGATGAGCAGCGATTCATGAAGGACTGTGAAAGCTCAGGGATGACGGTGATGGATGCCGAGCAGGGCCGGAAACTTCAGCTGATGCGCGCCAGCGCCCTCGCCCATCCAGCCGCACGGTGGTTACTGGAAGCTGAGGGTCATCAGGAAGCGTCAATCTATTGGAACGACGAGCAGACAGGTGAGCTGTGCCGTATCCGCCCGGACAAGTTCCTGTCAGGCCAGCCCGTCATCGTCGACGTGAAGAAAGTGGCTGATATGTCCCGTTTCGCCCGCCACGTTGAAGAGTTCCGCTATCACGTTCAGGACGCCTATTACCGCGAAGGCTTCAGTAAGCACTTCGGTGAGTATCCAATTTTCGTTTTCATCGCCGTCAGCGAGTCGATCGACTGCGGCCGCTATCCGGTGCGGGTGTTTCAGCTTGGTGAGGATGACGTGGCAGTAGGTTATGACCTGTTCCGGCGCGACCTTACTGCCTATCACGAATGCATGCTGTCCGGTAACTGGGGCGGCATCGAAGAAATTACACGCCCTGAGTGGGCTAAGAGAAAGGATTACGCATGAGCAAAGACATCATCACAGCGCCGGTCAATGAGGCCGACACTAAAGCGGCTATTTTCAGCCCGAGCGGCCTGCAGAAGTTGCAGGCATTTGCCGAAGTCATGGCGCAGGGCAAGGCAACGGTACCTGCTCACCTGTCCGGCAAGCCTGCTGACTGTCTGGCGATCGCATTACAGGCAGCCCAGTGGGGTATGAACCCTTACGCAGTGGCGCAGAAGACGCATCTGGTAAACGGGACGCTGGGCTATGAGGCTCAGCTGGTCAATGCAGTAATCACCAGCTCCACAGCCGTGCAGGGTCGTTTTAAGTACGAATACGGCGGCGATTGGGAGAAATTCAAACCGGGCGCAGCCAACGCATCGAACGAGCGCGGCCTGTCAGTACGCGTCGGGGCAGTGCTGAAGGGTGAAACGGAAATCACCTGGGGTGAGCCGCTTTATATGGAGTACGTCACCACGCGCAACTCACCCCTCTGGAAGACGGCACCTAAGCAGCAGCTGGCCTATCTGGCTGTTAAGTACTGGGCGCGCCTCTACTGCCCTGACGTGATTCTCGGCGTTTACACGCCAGACGAGTTTGAGCCGGCGCAGCGCTCAGAACGCGATGTCACCCCGGCACGCAGCCGCGCTGACCTGAACAACCTGATTAACAGCAAGCCTGAAACACAGCAGCCAGAGCGCGAAATTAACCCGGCGACGAATACCAGTGCAGCAGCGCGCACGCCGGACGAGCTGCTTGCTGATTTCACCGAAGCATCTGCTAACGCCGATTCCGTTTCAAGTCTGGATCGCTTCTACAAGTACGCGGCGCGGATGCTGGCAAGCGAGGCCGAAACGCTGGAAAAAGCCACCGATGTTTATCTGCTCCGCAAGGCGGAGATTGAAGAGGCGCTTAGCTAAACACAGGAGAGCATGTGCAATCACCTGAATACCGGCGTCGAGGCAATCAGTTAACTCTTGGTCGCCGCTGGTCACCCGATGAGATAGGCCTTCTGAAAGAACTCGCTGCAACCATCCCACCCAAACTTATAGCCCGGCGACTCAATCGATCGTACGAGTCCGTTCGCCAGCGAGCCAGTCGCAGCCGGATACGGTTTCTGGAAGAGCGAAGCAAAGTTATCACTGGGACTAAGCCAAATTTATGACACAAGATTACTGTATATATAAACAGTATTTGGCTTTTAAACTTCTTCGTTAAAGCGTAATGTACGCCATGTAAGGCAAGCACATAACCTACTGAAGATAAATGATTTAAATTGATTTAAACCAGTAGGATTCAAATTTGTAATTACACCGAAAAGGAATCAACTATGGCTGACACAACTCAATTAGCACAACAGGCTATCGATAGCGTAAACCAGCTGAAGGAAATGGCTGATCAGGCGGTACAAAACCAGGTGGCGTACGACGAGCTGAGTGAGGAAAACGCACGCCTCAATTCAGAGGTAGATTCACTGAAAGAAAATCTTTCGGACCTGAGTGAGGTTTTCCATCAGAAAGTCATCGAAGAAGACGATTACCTCAGTTACGCGGAGGACATGCTGAAAGATATCAGCAACATGATC